CTACCTGACTTGCTGCCCAGGTATCTCCCCGTCTCCCCAGCCGCCACCTCCAGCACCGCCGCCAATCGGGGCGGTTTGATCAACCTGAACCTGAACGCCGAACAAGAAATTACCGCTGGCGATGACTTCGCTGCTACCAACCGCCCTTATCTCGACTTTTGCCGAATACAGGGCGATGGACCTGCCCTGCGTAAACCGCTGCAGCTTGAGGGTGATGGCCTTATCGCCGGACAGCGAGACCCAGCCGGCAGCGGCGTTGGTGATGGTACCGGCGGCATCGGTGACGCCTGGCTCAGTCACCGGGAGCCTGGTCGGGGTGATCCTGACCTCGTAGCCGGAGCCGACCCCAGCGGTGATCGGGCTATGCCAGACGCCGCTTTCGTCGGTGTACCACGGCTCCCTGGTCTCCCATGTGCCGTTCGGCTTGATCGTGAATCCAGCCGTCACCTCGGCGCTGTACTGCCCGACGGCAAAACCCTGGGTCAGCGCGTAGGCCGGGCCTGGGATCACGCCGCTAGAGCCTGCGCCACCAAGGCGCTGATGGAGGAGGCCCGGGATCATGCCGCCGCCAGAGCGCCGCCCAAGCGCCAAGTGTTCGCTGCTACCTTGACCAGCACTATGATCGCCTCCTGCTCCAAGGTGCTTGCAGCGAAGCTTGCGCCCTTACGAATCGTCACACCCGCACCAGCTACAATCGCCACCCTCCCCGCACCACCCTGAGCCACCTGGATAGCCGTCCCAATACGGGTGGCAACCTGACTGTCGGCCCTCACGGTATAGGTCACGTCGGAAGTGTGGGAGATATCCACAAGTGCTTCCGCATGGGCCACGTCACTTTGGTGGGTGGCCCCAGCCAGACTGACAATTGATCGATTGAGTTGGCCGGCGTTGATGGTCCCGGAGTAGATCTTTTCCGCCAGCTGCTGAAGCGCCGCTTCTACATTTCCATCGGCGAAGAAGTCACCGGAATCAATGATGGAAACGCCACCAGCACTAACCGCTGCGCCACCGCCTGCAATGAGAGACAAGATGGCAGCCTTCAACTGCGAATTGTTGACCTTTGAAGGTTCAATCCCTGCCTCATCCAGGACTGCCAAGATTTCCTCTTGCACTGCGGTCAACCAATCGGCGGATACCACCGTGGCTGGCACGCCAGTTGTCGGGTTTCCCTCGGTGAACTTATTGTCATTCGTGGCGCCAGCCGTGTCGATACGATGCATATCTGTAACTCCAAAGTGCTATCAATATTGAGATGAAAGGAAGGCTGAAACCTTGTCGGCCAACAGCTGAAATCCGGAGCCAGCGACCGGATGGAGCCCGTCAGCCAAGTACAGAGAGCCGGTGTATTTGTTGATGCCACTGCTGCGATAGAGATCCACAGCGGGCAGTTTGTTGCGGCGGGCGAGGTCCACTACCGCATCCACGTATTCGTAGAGGTAGACGCCGTTGTCGTTCGGGTTGGAATCCGATTCCAAACCATCCCCTGCGCTTTTGCGTGAGCGCCAGAGTGGCGAGGTGAAGCAGATCTTCAGGTGTGGGTACGCGGTAAGAAGTCGGTCAATTACGTAATTGACCGCGCCGCAGAAGGTTGTGGGCGATGTGTCGGTTGCGACCCCGAGAATGGTGCTCCCCGACCAGTCATTTGTTCCGAACCCAATAACTACGTAATCAACCGTTGTCCAGTTCGTCGCAGCCAATAGCGCTGCTTGGCTGCGGTTGTCGTCGCCTTCGGTAGCGAACAGCGCATCTGCCGCAGCGATGAGCTCTGAATAGTTGCCGCTACTCACATAGTCGGCCAACTTCCACATGCTCATCTTCCCGTACAACAGGCCGGCGGATGTTTCGTTGTGAAGCCCCATTCGGCAACCACCGAAGCCGAACTTGCGAACCTGGCAACCGAGCCGAACAGCCAAACGTTCGGGATAATCACCGTTCTCGGTGATCGAATCTCCGAAGAAGGCGACGGTTTTCCCGTTGAGCGCGCCTAGCCCAGTGGATTTCGTCATTCCCCATGGATAGAAAATCGCGGTGTCCGTCCGGAGAGTGCGCCGCCAAGCAACGTCGGGGGCATAGAGGCTGCTGAACTCCTGTGTGACCCAATTCCCATGGACGTGGACATCGAGATAGCCTGAAACAGGAGCACCCGCCGGCATCCCCGCCATTGCGCCAGTGATTAGGTAGCGCCCAGCAACCCGGACATCGTCGGCGCTGCCAGAACTCAAGGGTGAGCGGTAGGAGTAGCTCTGCCCAAGCTTCGCAGAGTTAACTGAGTAGTCGGCCAAACTCGTCGAAGTCACCGCCCCCGGCCCCAAGCCCTGAGGGATCCACGAACCGTACGTGGGACCGTTGTTGGGTCGGATCACGCGCTTCCACGCCGATCCGGGGCTGTTGAGCGAGATGAACTCCTGCACCACATAGCTGTTGGAGTTATATGCCGTGACTGACAGGTAACCGCTGCTTACGCCTGGCGGCAAGTCAGAGAGCCCTCCGGTGACTAGGTAGTTGCCGGCAACGACCACATCATTCGCAGTGCCCGCGCTAAGGACGCCGCGATAGTTGAAAGCCGCAGCGAGTTTGCTTGCCGTAACCGCTGAGGCAGCGATCTTTGGCCCACCAATGGAGCCATCTGCGATCTCATTCGCCCCTACGGATCCAACGGGGATAACGAGAGCAGCGGCCTTCTCCCAACTTCCACCGCCACTGGCACCGACCTTTCGGTAGACGCCATTCCGCGCAGAGGTCGAATCATTGGTGACCTCGGCCAGCGTGCCCTGACCGTGTGCAAGATCCGCATAGAGATCGCCGCGCGTGGCATATCCAAGGCGCCCCCCCAACTGGCCTGCCTGCACAACTGCCAGTAGAGCCTCCACCAAGCTCAGTCTCTGCGGTGCCGCAACCAGGTCAGGGGGCAGCTGATCGTCAGGCACCCGGCGGCCTTCGCCCAGTGTGGCCAAGCCACCTTCTTCGCCAGGGATGACACGGTAGTCGCCGTCACCCTTCACGCAGTAAATCTCCACGCCGCGCGCATCCCCGGCGATGGGCATTTCTGAAACGGTCTTTCCGCGAGTGATGACAGTAGATTCAGTGCTCATGCTTTCTCCAAAACAATGCCGGAGCCAGTCTTGTTCGCCAGAGCCTGCCCGCTCTTAGTGACCAACAAGCCGACCATGTTGAAATTTGAGTAGGTGAAGACAACCCGGGTGTGCGCAGGAGCGGCATTCCTTATGCGGCATTCCAATCCCTCGTTACCCCACACGGCCACACGCTCGCCGGCAGCGGAGCTCCCCGCCCTGAACTCACGCACGGTGGTGGTGGGCACAACAACCTTCCAGGTGAAGCGCCAAGCACCATTTGTCACCGCGTGGCCAGCGGCCGACATGCCTGCGCGAAACGGGCGGTACTCATCGATCCGCACAGGGAAGCCCATCGCGGCGGCAAGGTCGCGGAAGTACGGGATGGACTGGCCACCCTGGCTGATTAACTTGGACACCAGGTCATCGCGACGGGCCTGTTGGCCTTCGGCGAGCAAGCCGGAACAGCTGTCAGGGAGACCCGCCACGCGCTCCCAGTCGGCCAGCATCTCGCTGGTGGTGGACGGGATGGCCTCATTGATCAATTGCCTGGCGCGCGCATCGATGCGCGCGAACTCTTGCGACAACGCACCCAGCACCCTGGTGAGCATCGCACCGCGATGCCGTGGCCACGCTGCCCCTTGCGGCAGCAGTGCCTGCATCTGCTCGCGGTAGTCGTTACCCGTCAAAGCCATGTAATCGTCCCCAGTGCCGGGATCTGGCCAGGGCCTGCCACCACGTTTCCACCAGGCACGTCGATGGTGTGATCGACCTCGCCCAGGGACAAAGAGACGGCCTCACGCAAATGGCTGATAAGCAGGGTGCCGCCCGGCTCGGCTTCACGGCGGAACACGTCCTGCAGTTCCGCTGCTACCGCCTGGCGAACCTCTGGCGTATCGGGCACCACCGCGATGCTCATGTTTACCGGCAGCACTGCCGGCGCCAACACGGTCACCTCGGCGGTGACCGGGCGCAGGGCGTCGATATGTACCTGCACGGCAAAAATTTCAGCCACATCAGGAATGTTGTTGGCATCGTCATCGCGCACGAAGAACACACCCACCGTGCCTTCGCCGAGCCATTGAGGCTTTACCCACACACGGGTAACACCAGGAATCTCGCGCGCCCAGGTAGCGTAGTCAGGCGCCGAGCCACCTTGTGGTGGCTTCTGGATGCGCTCCAGCAGCCGCGCGCGCAGGGCGTCGTCACTCTCCACGTCTGCTGCGCCGCTAAGCGCTGTGAAAGCTGTCACCGTGGCATTGACGCCCATCACCTGGGCGGCAAGTGTCAGGCGGGTATTGATGGCCGCTTCGCTCTCAAGGCCAGCCGTTGCGGCCACCACGTCCACCGTGGCCAGGCCGGCGGCGATGATGGCCACGTCCGTGGTGGCGTACTCCATGCCATCGGAGCGCCGCACCACCGTGCCTGCGGGGATCTTCACCCCGTCCAGGCCGATGAACTGGACGGTGCCACGGGCAGGCACGGCAGCAGTGCGGGTGATCTTCCACACCGCTGCCCAACGTTCCAAATACTCCTTCTCTGCGCTGTCCAGCATGACCTGCCGGGCCACCCAGCTGATGAAGCCATACAGCCCATGCGCGACGGCGGCTAGCACCCGACCCAGCACGCCCAGGTTGGAGCGGCGCAGGCGGGCATCGGCGCCAGGAATGCGCGACTCAATATCCGTAGCAACGCGGTCCACCAGGTCAGGCATGGAAGGACGGTTAAACGCCATTTGATTGACTCCAGAAATTCTCAAAGCGATAGCGGGCAGTGGTGCCGTTCGGCCGTGCGATTTGGATCTCCAGCTGCAACACCTCAGGCCTGACCCATGAGGCCTGCACCTCGATGCTCCGGGCGATGCCGTCCTCCTTTAGCCAGGACAGGGCAGCAGCGGCATAGGCGCGTGCGCGCTCCAGCGTCGTGGCGCGCTGTTTTTCCCGCGATAGCAACCACAAGTGTGAGCCGATCTGATCGCCATCGACGGGGCTGTAGTCATCGCCAAACCATCCGCGACGGTCGCTGTCATCGGTTGGCAGCACGTCGCCGTCTGCGGCGCGGCGGTCAGTGAACAAACTGATGATGACTGCGCTCTTGAGCCCATCGTCGGCCGCCAACTGCGCCCCATTCATGAGCCAATCAAAGTCCGGCTTACCCTCGATGGCGATGGTGGCCACGTCCATCAGTCCATCTCCTGGTTCGGCTTGGCGGTATTGGCAGTACCGCCCTGGATACCGCCGTGATCATGGTCGTTGAAGGTGTCGCGCATCTCCTGCATCGACCCGTTCTTGTCGCTGATATCACCGTCGCAGGTGATGTTTCCTTCGACATGCAGGTTGCCGGTGTAGACCGCGTTGGGTGCATCCACGCGCAGGCTGGTTCCGGCCCTTATCTCCACCATGCGACCGTTCTTGAACAGAACGTAATCCCCCTCATGGCTGTAGAGGGCCACTTCACCTGGAGCCAGATCACGCTTGCGATGCCTGCGGTCATCCACCGCCAGCGCCACCATGTGGCTGCGCGTGCCACCCACCGCCACAACGATGGCTTCGGCGCCGGGCAACGGCACGCTGGTGAAGCCGTACTGCTGAAAGCGCTCGGCTTTGGCGCGGGCTTCGTCGTCAAGCATCTCCAGCTGCAGTTCCTGCACCTGGCGCGCGTCATCGACCAGCGCGACCACCGCGCGGCTGATCATCAACCGGATTTTGTTGGCGATGTTCACCATTAGAAGAAGTCCTCCACGTCTTCGTTCTTCTTCGCGCCACGGCGCTTGGGTGCCTTCTTGGCGCTCATCGGCTGGCTGCTGTAGGCCTCTTGCGGGGTCAGAATCAGGTTGGTGCGCTTACCCTGCTCATCTGCAACGAGTTCGACCTCGCGGATCAGCAAGTCACGGTCCAGGCGCACGGTCGGCGCACGGAAGCGCACGATGGTGTTGGGGTGCCAGATGCCACCGGCATGGGTCCAGCCTGCGACCTCGCAGCGCACCGTCAGCGCCCTGGCGGCGCGCACCGTGGCTTCCCACTGCGCCCGCTTGGTGAGACTGGCCAAGTCGCCTTCATCCTCGGCAATGATCACCAGAATGCGGGAACGTTTGACGCCGCTGTCGGTGGCCACCGCGCGCAGTGCCGAGGCGGCCGCGCCATTGACCTGGTCACTGCCGGCGCGCTGGCCCTTGACGATGTAGGTCTTGAAACGCTGGGAATCGTCGTGGCTGGCGCTGCAGGAGCGGATGTTCTCGCCCTCAACCAACGGCGTGGCCACTGTGCCGCCACTGCCCGCCGTGCCAAGCACCAGACCGCCCTTTCCGTTGGACAGCAGCAGCACGCCACGCTGACGCGCGGCGCGTTCCAGACAATCAAAGGCCGATTCGCCTGGCTCGATGGCAAAGCTGGGGAATGCCGCGCCCAGATCCGCTTCAACCTTGACGGTGATGCCGTAGGGCGTGGCCAGATCGCGGGCGATCTGATCCAGACGCACATTGCGCCATTCGCCCTTGCCATGCTCGGCAGCGCAATCGACCAGGTCCGCCGTGGCGTCTCGGCCGGCAACGCTCACCCCGTGGCTGTATGCGTCATAGCCGGGCTCGACCTGATCGACGTATCCGGTTACCAGCGGTACCTTGTCCAGGACGATGCTGGCACTGTCGCCGGTTCGGATCTCGCGCGGCTCGGCCTGCTCGGGCCACAACTCAGAGACACCCAGCGAGTACGAACCGCTGATCTCTTCCATGCTGCGGCGGACATTGATGGACTTCCAACCACCGTAGGCGGTGCTGTTGACGTTGAGGGTCAGCTCACTCACTGAACACCTCCAGCGCGATGCCGCCCGGCACGTAGCCCGGATGGGCGATGCCGTTGCGTTCGATGATCTCGCTGTCGCGGCTGCTGTCGCCGTGGATCTGATAGGCCAGTACCAACGCCGGCAGCGTGCGGGTCGGGGTCAAGGTAACCACGCGTGACAGGTCGGCGCCGCGCACAGTGATGTCGGTTACCACCGCTGCACGTAGGGCCACCAGGGCGCCATACAGGGCATCGCTGGGCGTGGTGTCAGCGACCTGGTCGATGCGCTCCACCAGCCCATCACGCACCGCGATGGCGTCCTCAAAGCTGGGGAAGGTGCGATCAGCGACGGCCAGCGCTTCTTCGATCACGGCCAATCCGCGCACCAGCTCAGTGATGGCGGCGTGGTTCTCCACGCCAACCGTGCGCAGTGGAGTGCTGGCAGCCGGTGCTCCTTGGGCGCCAAACGTGCCGAAGCTGGCCAACACCCGACTGGCGACGGCCGGGGTGGTCGACGAACGCAGGCGGGAGAAGATTCCGCGCACCTGGTTGGCCAACCCCATGCCATCGCGCAGCAGCGTGGACAGGCCCGGCGAGAGGTTGGAAATGATGCCGATCAAGCCAGTGGCCGAGCCGATGCCGCCCACCGTGTCCACCACCTCGCGCGCCTGGTCCAGGAAGGACTGCGCCTGCGCGATGGCATCACCCTGCAGCCAGCCCGGCAAGCCGTCGAAGCTGAAGCGGTCCAGGAAGCTTTGCCCGGACGCATCGGCGGCATCGTCGGCGCGGTCGCGGACCACGTCTTCCGTGACAACCGTGGCGCTCGGGAACTTGAATTCACCGGTTTCAACGCAGCTGAAATAGATGCGGCAGCAGCCACCTTCGGCGGTGGAGTGCTCCACCGTCATGCCTTCGGTGGTCACGCTTACCTGCATCTCCCCGTACTGGGGATGCACCAGCTTGCCGCCACCTTCGTTCTCTACCGCTTCAATGAGCGCATCGCGGCGCTGCATGTAGTCCTGGCCGAGCAGGATGGCGCTGATGCGGAACTCGCGCGCACGGCGGCCAAGATCCTCGGACACCGGGATATCGCGGAAGGGATATTCATGCAGCGTCGAACGGCGGCCAAACTGGCCTTGATCGTTCACTACATCGAAGACGATGCCGCGATAGGAAGCTGGTTGCAGCTGGTCCTTCCAGGCCATTACTGGTCGCCTCCCATCATGCGGCCAGTGCGCGGCACGTAGCGCCGGCTCGGGCTTGTGCGTGTGGTGACGTTGGTCAGGCCACGGGTGTTGGTCACCGCTGCTGTCACGCGGTCATCCTTGACGCTGATCGCCAGATCCAACCCAGCATCGCGGCGGGCTTGGTCCTGGCGCCGGGCAGAGGCGAGCAAGCCGCGGCCTCGACTACGCCGCATGGTGTGGCCCACATCCTCCTGCAGGGTCTCATCCTGCACACCGTCAGCCAGTGCGCCGCGATAGCGCAGCAGCGGTGCTGCCGCCAGTGCCGCCAAGGTCGCACCGCCCAGGGCAACACCGCCGGCCAGCGCCTTCCACTTGCCGCCAGCTTTGCCGCCCTCGGTGGCTTCCTGCAGCAAACCACCGCCACCGCCCATGCCCGAGAACAGGCCCGGCGCTGCGCCCACCACAAATACGGGGGTGGCACCACCGGCCTGCTGCAGGGCGTTACCCATGACCAGGCCCGAGGCCAGCCCGGCGGTGTTACCGCCCAGGCTCGCCATCAGCTTGCCCAACTGCCCCTTGAGCACCCGACCACCGACATACGCACCGCCTGCCGCTGCTGCGCCGGCACCGGCCAAGCCCCAGCCATCCAAGCCCATGCCGTCTTCGCTGGTCAGGTACTTGATCGACTCGGCCAGCGCCTTGTTGAACGGCTGGGCGAACTGATCACCGGCCTGTGCCAAGGTGGCCTTGAGCACGCCCGCCTGGGCGACGGCGTTATCCATCGTCTCGCCGAAGTCGCGCTCAGTGGTGCCGCCTGCGTTCCGGGTCTCGGCAGCGATCTGCAGGATCTGATCGATCTTGCCTTCCTTCATCGCCGTGTTGATGCCCTTGATGGTGTCCAGGTCGGCTTTGCCAAAGGCTTTGGAAATGAAACTGAAACGCTGCTTGTCGGTGCCCAGCTTGTCGTACATGGCCTTGATCTCGGCCATGACTTCCAGGGCGTTGCGGCGGTCACCGTCGCTGTCGAAGAACTTGATGCCGGTGGCCTTCTGGGCCTCACGCATGTAGTTGGCATTGGTGAACAGACGCAGGGTGCTGTCCATGAGCGTGCCCACGCGGTCTTTCGTGGTCGCCGTGCCCAGGCCTTCGACCAGGGCCAGGGTTTCATCGAAAGTCAGGTTGGCGGCTTTGGCGTTGCCCGCTGCCGTGGCGAACACGCCAGCCAGATCCTCGATCTCGATTACGCCGGCACGGCCGGCCACCGTCATCTTGTCCAGGATCTCCAGCGCCTTGCCCGGCTCGCTCAGGTCGAACTGGAAGTGCTCCTGGGCTGACTGCAGCGCGGTGGCCAGCGTGGTGGCCTCAGAGCCGGTGACGCGCATGCTCTTGTTGATGGCTTCGGTGGTCGGCAGTGCCTGGGCGTATTCCAGGCCACCGGCCGCAAGCTGGCCGAAGCCACCCTCCAAGGCCTGGAAGGTGTTGCCGGCATCGCGGGCCATCTGATGCAGCTCCACGCGCAGCTGCTTGACCTGGCCTCCAGTCATGCCAGCGGTCTGCTTGATGCGGATCAGGCTCAGGTCGGTCTTGGCCGACTGCATCATGGTGTTCACCGCGCCGTAGCCCAGACCAATCTGAGCCAGCAGGCCGGTGGTGGACTGCGCGAAGCCGCGCAGGTTGTCGAACTCACGCTTTACAGTGCCGACGAACTTCTTGGTGCCACCCTGGGCCTCGGTCAGCCCGCGCGCCCAGTTGCGGGCATCCAGAGATAAGCGGGCGGCGAGGGACAGGGTGTTATTCATGGTCCAGGAGTTCGGTCAGTTGGTCGGCAATCCACACGAAGTGCCATTCGGGCAACCGGCGGATCGCTTCCACGGTCCAGCCGGTTTTCAATGCAATCAGCAGCTCGGCTTCCAATCGGTAATTAAGCCGAGCCGCTACGCTTCCCCCACCTTGTCCAGCTCCGTATGCGCCTGCACCAGCAGGTTCATGTCGGCCTGCTTGAGCTTGCCGAGCATGGCCAGCGAGAACGGACCTTCAAAGGTGCCAACACGCACCAGCATCCGAGCGATGACGGCGGCGCGGAAGGACATAGGGCGATCCACCGTGGCGTCGCTTTCGGCGGCGAACATGTCCCCGGCGAACGCCTCACGCATGACGAAGTCCTTGTGGACCTCCTCGCCGACGCGCAAGCCATATTTGAGCGAGCCACGCATGGTGCCGTCGTCGCCCATGTGCAGGCCTTCGGGAAGTTTGTTGGCTGCAGCGCCGTCCATCAGAGCACCTCCTCAGCAGCCAGACCTTCGTAGACACAGCGCACCGTGCCGTCGCCGCTGTTGACCACAGGTGTCTCCACCGACCAGGCATTGCGGATCGACCACACCTGCCCGGTGTCGCCTTCAAAAGTCAGCGTGGCGTCGTCGGTATGCAGCTGCTGGGCGCTGACGCCACTGCGCAGCGAGACGCTGAACTCCACGCGGGATTGCTTGGGCGTTTCGGTGAAGCCCAGCACAGCGTTGGCGCCCACCTGAGTGGCGCGGGCCACGCCGCCCAAGTCGAGTGTGGCGCCAGGCATGGTCTCCAGCAGCATGCTGCCGATCTTGATCTTGGCTTTGCCAAGGCGCTTGAGGGGATTGGCCATCGTCGGGCTCCGTTACTTGATGAACTGGACCAGCCCTGCAAACACGCGCAGCTGGTTGATGAGGTCGGGCGGAATCAGGGCATCAACACGGTCCCGATCGCTGGCGTTGCGCTCCACGATCAAGTCAGCCTTGAACTGGTCGAAATTCTCGACCAAACCAGCTTCTTCCAGCTCGCGGAACAGGTGCAGCAACTCCATGCGGATCACGCTGGGCGTGGCCACCGCCTGGCCGGGACCGTAGTTGGTGCCGTCGTCAGCCAGCTTGTGACGCGGGAAGCGCGCTGCGATGCGGGTACGCACGGCATAGCGGATATAAGCCAGCGTACGCACGGTTTCGATGTTGAGATACGACTCATCCGGGTTGCCGGTGGCCTCTTCCTGGTACGTGGTGATGAAGCGCTCCACGCGCACCAGGTCGCCGCTGTCCACCACCGTGGTGCTGATGCCGTCATACAGCAGCAAGTTGCGCTCATCCCGGTCGAAGCGGTCGGCCTCGGCCGGCGCCAGCAGGCCCGGCAGCAGCAAGGTCTGGCGCGGGCGTGCCGGGTCAGTCTCGGCGGCGTCCACAGCAGCTGCCACCGCCGCCCAGATCCACGGTGCGGTCGGCGAACGGCCGGCGCCCAGGATGGTCAGGTGCGGACTGTTCTGCGCATCGCCCAGGGTGATCAGCGCTGCATGACTGCCCGAGGCGCCGACGAAGGCATGGCCTTCGTTCTGATCCAGCGGACCCCAACGAACGGCGAGCAAGCCGGTGACTTCAGCCAGCGTGGCGGAATCGTTGAAGCCGATAGCCAGGGTGTTGTACTGCACATCGGTCATCGCCGCGATGGCATCGGCGATGTTCGGGTTTCCAGCGCCGTTCGACAGCGGGGCAATGTTCATCGTCAGGCCTGCCGGCAGCATCTCGCCTGCGTAGTAGTTCAGGCGCACATCGATGCTGTTACCTTCCACGCCCTTGTGTCTGGCGGTCAGGGTCACCACGCCTGCGGCGTTGGCGGCCGTGACCGGCAGCTGCGTGGCGGCGTTGACGGCGGCGACGATGGCCGCCGCCACCACGGTGGCCGATGCGCCAGCGGCAACACCCACCTGCAGGCGAACGCCACCGACATACAGCGCGAACGTGCCAGCAACGCTTGGGCCTGCGGTCACCGTGATGGTGCCCGTAGCCGCAGTGCCGGCGCCCAGCTCATCGACGGCGATGGCGGTCACGTCCAGGGTGCGGTTGGCTACCTTGAAGGCGGTGAGCATGTTGGCAAGCTGCGAGCCACGGCCAAATGCCTGCTCGGCCTGCGAGGCCGAAAGGATCTTCGTGGGCACGTTGGCATTGATGGTGCCGGTAGCCAGACGCATGCCGATCACCAGCACCTTGTGCGCGACGGCAGGCAGGCCACGCATCGCCTGGCTGTTGTCGAACTCAAGGTACTGGCCCGGCGTGCGCAGGGTGAGCGGGATCGCGTTGAACGAAATCACTGGGTCTTCTCCTGGGCCGAAGCCTTGGCGGATTTGGGTGGGGTTGCCTGCTCGGTCACATCGCCGTCCTTCAGACGGCGGCGCCAGTAGGAATTCATCTCCACCGGCTCACCCTTGGGCGGCAGCATGCGGAGCGTGTCCGGGCGGATGACGGTGATGCCGGCGGCTGGCACCAGGTGTTTGATTTCGGGCATGCCTATTGCTCCAGGTGCACGGTGTCGGCGGCATCAACGTGGCCGTCCTGCGGGGCCAAATCGATATCGCCATGGAATGTTTTGAAATCGTCCAGGACCGGGCCACCGTCGCCCTCAGCACTGACGTGCATGGGCAGCACGAACTGCACCCCGTAAATGGCAGCGCCTTGTTTCTCCAAGTCGCCTGTAAACAGGTTGTCGATGCCGGCAAAGCGCATGGCCCCTTGGCCTGGCACCTCGTGGCCTTCCAGCAGATCGCACAGGCGCTCCACGATTTCGTAGGCACCGATCTCCTGCTTGTCGCCGCGCCGCCTGGCCAACTCACCGCTGGCATGCGTCGTCGCTGCGATCAGACCCCATTGGCCGTTGATCACAACCTTGCCATCGTCGGTATCTTCTTCCTGGCGCTGACCGCCACCGAACACCACGAACACGCCAGGCGTCAGCCTGAGCAGTCGGCGGAAGGTGTCGGCGTCCCAGTCAGCAGGCAGGCTTTCAACCGCCTTCAAGCGATCTTCAAACTTGGCTTTAACCAGGTCGATCAGGTGCTGCTCAATCTGCGCGATGCTCATCCGAGGAAGTCCCCCAGCGTGCGGCGGTTGAACACCGGGTCGGGCGCGCAGTGCTCGGGCAGATCGGTGCTGGCCGGTGCCTGGCCAACCGGGTCCACGCCGATGCTGACCAGCCCCTTGGCCACGGCCTGCAGGAACTTGAGGGCATCCTCGTAGCGGCGTCGCACGTCGTCGGTCGCTCGGTCATCAAACAGGTGATACCGCGCCACATCGCAGGCCACCCGCTTGAGTACCGTGGGCACAGTGGCCAACGGCAAGCTGTAGCGCGTGGCCAGGTATGCATCGATCTCGGCATCCGCATCGGCCAGCTTGGCCGCGACAACCACCGCGTCGATCTCGCCGGCATTGTCACGGTCGCTCAGCTGGATGATCTCGGTTTCGCCGAAACGCGCGACCAGGTCGGCTTGGGTGGCGTAGGACATGGTTATTCGGCGTCCGGCTTGGGCACCGGCAGCGCTTCACCCAGCACGCCGGCAGCCTGGCCGTCCTCCGCCTCCAGCTCGGTGAGCACCAGAAAGCCCGGCGGCTTGCGCACCACACCCTGGTGCTTGAACGGGGACAGAATCGGGTAGGCAGCGACGGAGGGCTGCTCCAGCCAGCTCAGGTCGCGGTCATCGACGGCCGCCGTCTCCAGGGCACCACTGTCCACCACCACGGCAGCGCCTTGGCCTGCATTGAGCGCATCGCCCTGGGCATTGCTGTCGGTATTGCCCACATCTCCGATAACGTCGGTCGATTCATTGGCCGCGTTCCCGTCAGCGGTGGTCGAAACGGTGGTGTCGGTGCCGGCGCTGGTGGCATGGCCATCCTGGGTGCCCGGTGCCTGCGTGGTGGTGGCGGTCGCCTCGTCTGCGGTCGGGTTGCCCGAGGCGGCGGTTTCGCTGCCGGCGCTGGTGGCCTGGCCGTCCTGGACAGCGGATGCCGAAGACGTGGCGACCTTGGCGGTCTCGGCAACGGGCTTGGCCACGGCCGGCTTCGGCGCGCTGGTCTTGCCCGTGTTGTTCTGTTGCTTGGCCATCTGGCCCTCCTGGATAGATCGGGGCGGCACGGCCTTCACCGCGCCGCCCCTGAATGCCGTGCGTTGCACACGGCCTACGCCATCAACCGGTTGCGGTTATTCCGGATCCGCGCCCGCGCCCTGGATCAGGTAACCACCGGTCATGCCAGCGAGTACCGGGGTGGCGTCGTTGACCACCTGGTAGATGAAGGAGTTGGTGGCCTTCTCGAAATACGGCTCTTCGACGGAGGGCATGCCGTCGATGGCGTAGGTGTAGCCGAAGCTGGGTTCTTCCTGATTGCCCATGCCATCGCCTGCGCCCTGGGCCACATAGGCCACGACAACGTCGTTGCCCCACACATCACCCAGCGTATCGGCCTGGCCGGTTGCGACCTTGGCGCCACCGACAACGACGTTGTCCACGTTCCACAGTGCCTTCAGCAGGTCCGTGGTGACGGCATCGCGGCCGGTGTACTTGATGCGCTCGATGATCTTGGGATTGAACTTCAGTTTGTTGAACGCATGGCGGGACAGCAGGACCGTGTTGCCTTCGACGCCGATGGTGTCGCCGATGGCTTCCATACCGGTGTTCACGTCCCTGTTCGGATCGCTGTCATCGCTGCCCCAGCTATTGGCAGGCAGTAGGGTCACCTTGTGATCGTTGTCGTAGTTGGCGGCGTTGCGTGCGAGCTGGGCGCAGTCGTATTCGTGCTCCAGCTGCATGGCGGCCAGCACCAGGTTGACCGACCGCGTGGCCAAGTTGAGGCTGGGAACCTGTTCGGCTTCCTTCATGCGCTCCTTCGGCACAACGGCTTCCAAGCCGCCCGGGACGATGGCGTAGGGCTTGCCCTCGTAACCGAATTCCAGGCGCTTGAAGCGCGCACCAGGTGCGCGGCGGGCGTTGTAGAGGCGGAAGGCTTCCTTGCCGAACTCGATCACCTTGCCGCCGTACGAGTTGACCGGGGCAATCGGGAACAGGAGGTGGCCGACGTTGCCGGCGCGGCGGTAGCCACGGGCGTGCTCGGAAAGGATCGGATCGACGACACGGGTTTGCGAGAGGTTCTGCTGACTCATCTGGGAGTTCCTGTTGATGCGGTCTATAGAGGGATGCCGCTAACGCAGCGGCGTGGTGCGCTGAGCGGGGTCAGTTCGGGATCAACAGCACTTCGATGCGGTCGCCATCGGCGGTCGCCGCCTGCATGGCGCGCGCCACGGTGACGCCAGAGGCCTTGGTGATGGCCTTGCCGGCGGTGCCCACCTCGATGGCGGCTCCCTTGGCGATGGCCGCACCGGCAGCAACGATGGCGGTGCCCACCACTTCAACGGGGTACACCTCGCCAATGGCGGCACTGGACTTGGCCACACCAAAGGTATTGCCAGCAGCGGCGGCCGGGGCACCGGCTACGGTGGTGAAGCGCTCGGCGGTGATGGCTACCGTGGCAACGAGCGAGAGGGTGAGCAAAGAGACGTTCTGGGTCATGTCGGTTCCTGACAGCGAGGGAATGGAGCGGGGAACGGCTTACTTGCCGCCCACGGCCGTAACGGCGTTGATCCAAGGCGTGGTGGGGTGCTCGGCCTGGTAGGCCTTGGCGCGGGCATACAGGGCGCTGCGATCCGCCGACACAGCTGCGCCTCGGGGCGCGGTGAACTCCAGGGCCTGGGTTTCGTCGTCGGCGCCCCCGGCCTTTTCGCTGAAGTCCAGCTGCTGCTGCAAGCTGGCCAGGAACGAGCGCATCAGTTCCGGTGCGGGCCGTTCCACATGGTCATCGCCCTCACCGAATGCCAGCGGCGCTTCGGTCGGCAATGCCAGGATCAGCTCCACCACGGTGGCCGTCTGATCCGGCCGCACCCGGCAGCCGTCTTTCACCAGGCCATCAACAAAGGCCACCACCTCATCGCGGCGGGCTTTCTGAGCGGCCTGGGCGTGCTGCAGCTCGATCTGCTGGATGCGCTCTTCGCGTTCGTCCAGCTCGCGCTCGCGCTCAGCGAACTCGGTCACCTGCTGGGTGGCGCGTTCGACGGAGCTGCCCTGGTCATTTGCAGGGGTAGTGAACGAACGAACGGTGGCTTCAACATCGGGCTGGGCAGCTTCGTCCAGGGACTCAATCTGCCAGGAGGGAAGCACCTGGTCGGCAGTCTCCAGGCCCTTCTCAGCAATCATCCAGTCGCGGAAACGGCGGAACATGTCGGCCGCAGTGCGGAAGCCCCAACGGCGGTCACTCATCGCAAACGAGACCACGCCTTCATCGTCTTCAGAGAACGCCACGGCCTTCAGACCCTTGACCGCCGGGGCGGCACCGCCCAGCCAGCCAACGTGCTTGATGTAGAGCTGGCCCGGCTTGGGATTGGACGGGGAGTTCGGCAGATAGAAGGAGGCGCTGCGGTTCTTGTAGCGGCCCGCCTTACGGGCTTCGTTGAAGGCCGGGTCCACCTGGGTCTCTTCGGCGAAGAGCACATCGCCCTGGACGCTGAGGCCGCCCAGCCAGCCGTAGGCAGGCGCGTCGGTCTTCGGGTGGCCAACAACCACGGGTGCCGGCGACAGCGCGGGGTCGTAACCCTCGGCGATCACCTTCAAGTCGGCGGCGGTGAAATTCACTTCGCGGCCGGAAGCATCCACATGGGTGCCGGCGCGGAAGATCTCGATCAGTCGGGGGGCGGGCTTTGTCATGCCGCCAGCTTCGCGCTGGGGCCGCCTGCGTTGGGTCGGACATTTGTCACGAATTTCTGCCCCGTTTGACTGGGGCAAAACGCACTTTACGCGCTGTTGGCCGGACTGGGCAGGCTGGGTCGGGCCGCCTATGGCGTTTGAAAGCCGTTTAAATCGTCCTGGGCGGCCACCGAGGGGGCTGCTAGGTACATCCGCATGCCCTAGGGGGGCCGCTGGGGCTCACAGGGGCGGTTTTGAGAGGTCAGGTTCCGACCAGCTTCTCGGCGTGTCGGGTGAGGATGGCCAGGATCTCGACGCGGTCTGTCTGACTGAAGCCGAAGATCTCCCGTCGAGGCAGGAACATCAGCCGGACGTGCGCCTTCACCGGGACCGATTTTGCCCACGCCCGGCCGGTTTTGGTCACGCCCTTCATGTTCCTGCGGTGGACCGGCACATTGACCATCTTGCGCACGCCATAGTGGTGTGCCGCTGCATAGGGCACGTTGGTGCCCGCCTCGGCAAAACCCGGACCCGCGCGCCAGGTCAACGAGCGGAACAGGCGATTGGAGTCGCGCAGCGTCTGGCCGCCCTGGCTCTTGGCCCGGTTGCTGGGCCACCACGGGCGACCATCGGGCGCGCGGCCCTGGGTGAAGCGCAGCTGGGTGCTGGTCTTCATAAAGCGGGCAATGGCGTTCATCGCGCCCAGGGCGTTGGCGCTCCCCACCGCGAAGCCATCATGCAGCTGCCGCAGCCGCTGAATGATTGCCTGGTCATCGAGCTGGACGCGCGGTTCCATCATTCCCCCTTCAGTGCCTGGCGCTTGCTGGCCAGCACCTGGTCAAGGTTGGCCTGCCGGTCGGCGCCGGGGTTGTAGTCCCAACCAGGATCGATACCCAGCGGGATCTGCATCACTTCGCCTGTGCGCTTGTTGACCCACTCGCGGCGCTTGATGGGCGGGGCCTTGTCCGGTGTCTTGCCCATGGCGCGCAGATCGCTGTCGGAGACCTGGATTACCGAACACCGGCAGTTCCAGCCGTTGGGCGGACGGTGGGTATTCCAGAAAGGGTCATTCCAGGGAAGCGTGAGGCCGTTCCAGGCACGGTGCTGTTCGCGGGTCCGGTTGTCGTCCACCGCGTCGTACATCAGGTAAGGCGCGTCCTCGGCCGCTTCCTGGATCTGCTCCCACTCGCCAGCGGCGTAGGCCGTCATCACGTTGGTGCGGAAGATGGTCTCAATGCGCCTGGCGCTGCCCAACTGCACCAGCTCGGTCTTGCCGGTCACCGGGTCCACCTGCTCGCGCTGTCCCCACCAGCCGGCCTTCATCAGCTTGGGCGTCAGTTCCTTGGCGAACTGTGCCTTGGTGCCGCCGTGATCCAGCGCATCCGTAATAGCCCGCTGCACCTCGGCAAGCAGATCGATATCGGCCATCTTGGCCACTGTGAACGAAGCTTGGTTTTCTTCCTTCCACACATCGCGCCAGCTGAAGCTGGCCTTCAGGCCTTTGCGCCGGAAGAAGCGCAGCGCCTGTTCGGCAGGAAGATCAAAGCGGGCTTCAATGGCCATGGCGAGCGCTTAGAAGGATTCCGGCTTGGCCACGGCGCGCGTGAGGGCCATCAGCCCCTTCTGCAGGTCCGTGGCACCGATGCTCACCCAGCGCTTATCGGTCTCGTCGCTGGCCTGCAGCTTGGCTACCAGCTCGCCGAGTTCGGCGCCCTTGCTCTTGATTTGGTTCATCAGGTCGATTTCGCCCTGGGACAGATCGCGGTAGCCCTTGATCTTGCGGTGTTGGTTGTCCACGTTGTTACTCCTTTGGTGTGCGGCCGAGCAGGCGGGCGGCAAAGCCGCACCGTGCCAAGGCCTGGGTGAGATCAGAATTGGGCGGACCTTCGGCCAGCTCGATCACGCGCTCCCGGAACTGTTCCAGGTCATCGGATTCATCCAGGAGCTGCAGCAGCTCCTGGACGCGTGGTTCCACGAACGTGCGCCATTCCAGGCCATTGCTCTTGGCGGCGGCGATCAGTTGGTCAATTCGGTCCTGGGCTTCCTCGCGTTGCCGTTCCAGGGCGATGGGCTCGGCGAAGTCGGCCGCAGCGGTCGTATCGCGCTCTGGCAGCGGCGAGCTGGGGAAGGATGGCGCTTCTTCCCAGTGGGCACCGTAACGCTCGCGGACGTACTCCAGGCCGGGCTTGAATCCCATCTTCTGGATCTTGCCGTCACGCTCGACACTGGCGGTCAGGTCTTCCGGCTCGTCCAGCACGCGGTAGACGCGCGGTGGCTGGGCGTTGGGGAAGTTGAACATGGTCAGCCAAGTGACCGGTCCGAGGTTGAAGCTCTCGCAGATCAGATCCGCATCGGCTTTGACGATGTCCTGGCGCACTTCCATGTGCACTTCGGCCTGCGACTTTGAAGAGCCATTCTCCGTGGTCATGGTCTGGCCCAACACCACCTTGGCAATGGCCTCATCCATTGTGTCGTGCAGGGCTTGGTAGTCAGAGGCGCCGCTGCGCTTAGCTTCCAGCAGCTCGATGACCATGCCTTCGGGAACGATGACGCCACTGTCGGTGCGGATAGCCCGAATCGCAGCCAGCAGCGCAGCCTTTTCTTCCGGCTTCGCCCCGGTGGGATACTTGCCGATGCCTGTCGGGGAAGCGAACTTCTCAACGAAGGTGAGCCAGAAGGCAATGTCATTACGCTTGAACAGCGTCGGCCAGTAAAGCCAATGCGCCAGACCGATGCCATAGGGCTCATCGTCATGATCGGCGCCGGTGGCGATGTGCCAGAAGTACGGCGCCGGGGCCGGTTCGCCCTTGAGCATCTGGGAAGGGGTCAGCAGACGCAACGCCCCGTCAGGGGCAAAGCGGAAGCGGCGGCGGTTGCGGACCTTGATCGCTTTCCAGCCAAGCTTGCCGTCCTGGATCTCCCACACCAACTCCGCGACGCTGAAGCCGTAGAAGACAGCCCAAAGCATTTTGTCGGTGAGGCCGTCCCAGGCGATGCGGTTCAGCTGGATACGGAGCCATTCAGCAGCCAACTGGTCCACCAGCCTGTCGCTGGCTGCATCCACCTGCCATTCGGCACTGATGACAGCATTGCGGCGCTGCTCGAAACAGGTCTTGACCTGCCAATCGCTCTTGACCTGTTCGTAGATCTCCAAGTTGCCACCACCACGGGCGCGCAGGACGCGGTCAGTGGGCAGCAGCAGTGGGCCTGTGTAGGGACGGGTGATATCCCGGCCATCTGCCGTGGTGGCAATCTCAAGGCCGACCTCGGGGCGCTTGATGGACTCTTCTTGTGTCACTGGAAACCTCCAAAATCATTACCGCCAGCGACGGTGCCAAAACCGGTATCGGTGAAACCAACATTGCTGCCGATGAAGGCACCATTTGCTCCGCTGGCGGCGCTTGCGCCAGTGCTCTGGTACTCGATGACACCCTGGGCAACGTGGTTGACCGCCGCAAAGTTCATCAATGCGCCGGCAATGGCGCCGTCGCCGTGGCGAACTAGATCCGGGTCGTGGAGATCCTTGCGTTCCAAGCGCGGAACCATCGGAATACCGTCCACGTACTCCACCGCGCGGTGGTCATCCTCAAGGGACGCATCACGGGGCATGGTGATGAACCCGTCCTGGAACAGGTCGATGTACTTGGCCATCCACTGCCCATACCAACTGCGCGAAAGCGTCACTTCGTGAATCGGACCACCTTTGTAGGTGCCGCTTTTCTCATCCAGTTCGGCACGGCCGTACTTGTCGCCCGTGTACTCCATGAGCGTTTGACCAGGACCAGTGGCGTCACCGGCAAAGGACCACCGGCCAGGTGCCATCAACTTCAACAGGTCCAGAAACGCCCAGAGGATCTGTTCCTGCTGCCTCGTTGGAGCATTGGCCAGCTCGATCAGGAACGGCACGTTGCGTCGCAGCTCTTCGTCCAGGCGTGCGGGTTTGATGACCGAAAAGTGACGATGACGGGCGAAGTCCATGCCAACCGCCCACCGGCCCTTGAAGCCCTGCATCGCAGGCATCAGCACCGGCAGGAGATGGGAGGTAATCCACTTCTTGCACCAGGCTTCGCGCTCATCCTCAGGGCGGCGCGGGAAGTCATCATCAAACACAATGCGAAGGACAGGCCGGACCTCGGGCATTGCCTGGTCAAGCCACACCCCAGGGATACCCGAGCCATCGCCGTCACGCGGGATCACGTCCAGCTCTTCGCGCATCGCTGCCTTGCGCGGGCCATAGGCCGAGCGAATGCCGGTGTACCACTCCTTTTTGCCTTCCGGCGTAGCGACCTTGCCGCGTGAGGCGCAGACCCGTTCGTACAGCCCGGCCTTCACCGCGTCATCGAAGGAGATCGTAATAACGCCGGCCTTGGGGCCGTAGAGTCCCGCACGAATGTCTTTGACCAGCTGGTAAAACGGGTTCTTCTTGCCGCGATGCGTAGACCAGATGCAGATGCGGCCACCCCAGATCAGCAGGGCCGTGGCCGATTCCAGCACCTTGGACACGTCCTTGTGCAGTGCGGCTTCGTCGATGCGTACCAAGCCCTGCAGGCCGTGGATATTCTCCGGGCGCGACGAAAGCACCGTGATTCGGAAGCCGGAAGCGAAGCGAATGCGGTACGCCTGGATATCGCGGCTGCTGCCATCCTCCAGCTGATCCACGAAAATGTGCTGCTCAACGCGGCTGACCTGCCCACGGGCGATGACCGTGGCGAACTTGGCGCAATAGCCGATGTATTCCAGACCCTTGTCGCGGGTGTCGGCGATGTACCAGATGTTTTCACCACCGGCCTCCTTGGAAGAGGCGGCAACAATGGTGTCTTCCATTGCCTGGGCGAACGTGATGCCCGTGCGGCGGCCCTTCTCGCAGACGGCAATATCCAGCTTGCGCTGCATGCGCAACCAGGCCACCTGCGTTGCCATGAGTACGCCTTGGGCCAGCGGGTTGAAGTCCGCTTTGATCTCCCGAACGGATTCGGGAAGTTCGTCCCATTCAAGAACGCGCAGGGTGTCAGGCAGTGTGGCGGGAAGGCCCATCGCTACATCCCCGCCAGAACTTCGTCACGCCAGAAGGCAACCTCTTTGGCATCGAGGCCGCGCGCCTGGGCAGCGGCAGATACGCGGCTGGCGGCTTCGCGGATGGCGTTTTCCCTGGCCTCGGCTGCAATGGCCTTGCGCACGTTTACATCCACGCGTTTGGTGTCGATGGCGTCCTTTGCCGCCCGCGCCAGCTTGCGGGCAGTGTCCACATCGACCTCTTTCTCCGAGGCCTGTTGCCGCATGGCCACGTCAGTGACCAGCGTCACCACAGCGTTGGTCAGCAAGGTGCTGGCCTTCTCGCCCAGGCTGTCGCCGAACTCGCCAACCAGTGCTTGGGACGCTCGGTCGATATCGCGCATGCGAGCGGTCATCTCCGCGAAGCCTTGCCCATACCGGTGCAAAGCAGACCGGGACAGCTCGGCCACCGGTTCACCAGGGAACCGAGCCTGCAGGTCGGCGATCATCTCATCCAGCGTCAGACGGTCATCCCGCAGCAGCTTCTCGATGTAAGCCCTCTGCTCAGCGGGCAGCCGGGTGACGGTGGACTTGGCGCGGCGCTTGGAGGCGGCCATGGCTTAGCGCGGGCTCGGGCGGCTGACGCCAGGAACCACGGCAGAGCCGGTGGCAACGTCGTGGCCACGGCTGGTCAGCTCGGCAACCAACACACCCTCCACGGGTTCCTGGACGCGGAGCAAGCCTTGGTCCTTCAACCAATGCAGATCCGTCATCACATCGTCCTTGGTCGCAGCTACCGCAAGGTGATGCAGGCCGGCATGCAGCTGGGAACTGTTGGCGCGGTAGCCCAGTTGCTCGGACAGCAGCCGCAGCAGCACCAGGCGGCGGTCTTCGCGCAGGCGATCAGCGAAAGTCTTGGGGTTCATTCAATCGTTCTCCAACAGGTGTTTTTGCACGGTTTGAAGCAGCTGGTTGGAGGCTTGGATCTGGCCTTCCATGGAAGAGAGCCGCTCAAAGATCTTTCTGGACTCGGCGTGGGTGAGGTTGCCTTCCTGGTAGATCTCCAGCCGGGCGACGCGGGCTTCCAGGCCGGCGTGGCGCCACCACAGGAACACTCCGACCAAGAGATTTCCCATCGCTACTGCAAGCAGCAAGACCAGCAACGGCAAAACCATTTCGTTCATCGCTGCTCGACCTCGACTGCGCAGTGGATGCAGCGTGTGGCGGTGGGCACCGCCTGCAAGCGCGCTGCGGGAATGGCTTCGTTGCAATCCACGCACATCAATGATTGGCCCCCTATCTCACGCCTGCGGTTGTCCTGGTAAGCCGCCTGCGCGGCGCGCTGCTGGTTGAAACTGGCCCATGCGCGGTCTTCGCACTCGCCCCACTTATCCGCGTCGTCTGGCACTCGGATGCCCCTTGCCTTCGATCATGTCGCTGAAGTCCTACCAGATGCCGTCATAGGCGGCGGCCATACCCAGCAGCCGCGCTGCCTTGTCGCCACGCCCATTGGCCGCTTCGGCTTTACAGCGCCTGGCCATGTCGTGGTATTCATCGCGCAGGCGGGTCAGGTCCGACACCGTCGCCACGACTTCCTTTTTCTTGCTGCTCACGGCTGCAGCCCTGTAGCTGGACCTGCTCCAGCGCCTTGCAGTACCAGTCCCACGCCGTCCGCTGGTACTCCAGCGAGGCCTGCACCAGGCGCGACTGGGAAGCCCGGCAATCGTGGTACAGCCCGGTTACCTGGTCGTGGTTGGCCAGCAGCACCGCCCAGGCGTCCGACGTGGCCAGCGGCAGCTCCGGGCATTCCACCCGCAGGTTTGCGCTCGGTCCCGGCGGCGGGCTCGGCGGCGGCGGGCCCTTGGTTGGAACGGTTCCAGTGCTGCAGGACGTCATCACCAGCACGGCCATCGCGCAGGTCAGGACGGTTGCGCAGCAACTGCTCCAGCTCAGCACGCTGGGCCTGTTGGAATTTGCGGTTGGCTTCACGGTCGGTTTCCAGTTGGGTGGCGATGGCATCCATGCGATCTGCAGCATTGGCGTAGTCCAGGGTGGAGTTGACGGCGATCTGGCGGAGCTGCTCGGCCTCACCCTGCAGCTGCTCGATGTAGAGCTGGTCTTGCTTGCGGTCCTGCAGCGCCTGGGCGCCTTCGGCCCAGCGATTGCCCGCCCACAGGCTGACCAGCGCGACCACCACCATCACAACCAGCAGGGCAATGCCGGCGATGGGCAGCAGCTGCTGCACGCTGGCCTTTGCTACGGCGTCCTTCAGCATGTGGGCACCCCTTGCCAGCCAGCGGCCAGGTATGCCGGTTCCAGCGTCAGCAGAATGCGGCGGGGATAAGCGGTGTTTTCCTTGTGGGCCCAGCCGGCGCGAACACGGTGTGGCTCGACCGCCTGCCAGTCGTTTGCGTTGTCGCCAGCGGCCAAGGCCTTGCGGCGCTCGCGCAGCATCCAGCCTTCGCCGCCGTTGTATCCGCGCAGGGCAAACACCCAGCGGCTGCATTGGTCCACCGCGCCGCCGCCGATTGGCGCCACGCGGTCATACAGCCATCGGTCGTACAGGGCGGCGGCCAGAATGGCCTGCTGGGCGTTCCAGGGATCGAAGTTGCCCAGTTCGCGGGGATAGACCGTGCCAATCCACCTGGCTGTCGCCGGCATGAATTGCGCGATGCCGATTGCACCAGCGCCGGACTTGGCGCTGGGCCGGAATGCAGATTCCTGGTGCAGCTGTGCGGCCAGCCTGGCAGCATTGCCATCCACGCCCCAGGCGCGGGCCGAGGCCTGCTCTACACGATGGCGATACAGCGCCGAAGCCGGGGCCACGCGCGCCGTCGATGGGGCGGGTGTGGCGGCTGCGGCCGGGTTGGACACGATTCCGTAGATCAGGCCGGCGTAGACCAGGATCAGGAGCACGAAGCCCACCGTGGCCTCGCGCCAGTCCCCATGGTTGCGCTTCCAGAACGCCTTCCAGCGCGCCCAGGCATTCATCCGATCAGGCCTGCGGCGATCATGGCAGCGGCGATCAGCACGCCCCGGCGGCTCTGCGCCATCGACCGTTCAATGCCGTCCAGGTGACGCGGATCGGAACCAGGGAAAGCGGCGCGGTCGAAACCGTAGCCGATGGCACCGGCCATTGTGATCTTCGCTGCGGCCCACAGGTAGCTGGCCACGAGCAGGTTGTTGAAGGTGGCCACCACCAGCAACAGCAGCACGCTCAAGGCAAGCCAGAGCCAGATGCGGCCGATGCGGTCGCCGAAAGACTCCAGCGAGGATTTCAGTTTGTCGATTCTGTGACTCATCCGTGCGCTCCAAAAAAGAAGCCGGCGGCGGGACGAGCCGCCGCCGGCAAGGCGCAGGGATATCGGTTGCCATGCCAGCCGTTCCCCACGGGCTCCACTTTGCGTGGATGGCCCGCACTATCGGGTCGGACATTTGTCACGAAAAAAGCCCCGCAGTGCGGGGCTTTTTAGAAGGGGCCGGAGGAATCTACTCGCCGGTCGGAAATAGGCTGCCTTGCATACGCCGTCGATGCAACCGTGCCTGGGTAAACACGATCCGGCGAACATGACGTTCGGTCATCTTGTATTCGTCGGCCAATGCAAGCAGGTTGTCCCTGGTGGCTCGGTGGAAAATTTCAGAATCTCGCAGCGCGATGGTCAGGCTCTCGCCGAAGGGAAGGTACTGCGAGCGCCCGCCCCACAACTGTGACAGCACAACCATTGCGGTTTGAGCGAGGCGATGGGCTTCTTCCTGTGAGTAACCCATGCGCTGAAACGCCGCGACCTGCGCTTCAACACCTTCAATCAAACTACGTGCCCACTTCTTCATGGGCACATCGTCAAAGCTGCCTTGGGGAAGCCGGTCGGGGTCGAATTCGTCGTTGAGCGGTAGGTCGGGCTGGTCGGTCATTACTGGCTCCCGTACTTCTCACGTGCCTTGGCCCGTTCGGCCTCGGCCATCTCTGGGGTGAATTGGTCCATCTCCACCATGCGGTCAATCCACTTCAACTGCCGTTCCAACGGTGTTTCCGCGTGCGGTGACGGCGTAATGCCGGTGGTGGTGCTCAAGTGGCGCCCCGCACGGGCGTCCTCTTCTTTGCGGCGTTCCTGGCGGGCGTCGGCCTTGTCGGCCAAGCCGAACACAACGGCGCGCAGGTAGTTATGGCCATCCAGCGGCAACGCCAGGCTGGCGCGCTGGGCAAGCATGGTTTCCATGCCAGCCAGCCAATGGGCGGGCGCAGCTGGACGGCGCACGCCGCTGCGTTCGTCCTTGCACACGCTGCCAACCGCCACCAGGTCGGCCACTTCCTGGGCGAGCTTCACCGCACGGGAAAGGCGCACTCCCTGCTTGGCGGGCTTGAACAAGCCGAGGTAGGAAAGCGTGGTGCGGCCAAGATCAGGGCCAAGGCCTGCGGCGATGAGCGCCAGGCGCTTACCTTCTTCCTCAATGAAAAAAGTTATTACGTGGCCCTGGGTGCCGCATTCGGGACAAGTGGCACGCATTAGACTACCCCCTTAACACGGACGAAGGAGAGCAAATGAAAGTCGCTATTACCGGGCACGGGGTTGGGTATTGGTTTTGCGCGTTGAGTGGAGTACTCGGCGGATTGAGCTTCAGTCCGCTTCTCTTTGATCTGTCGGATAAATCCGGCTTGGCCTCCGTTATTGGGGCGGCCATCGGAGCAGGGATTACTGTGTTCGGCGCGCTTTGGTTGAACAAGTCGAAGGAAATCCGCGAACTCCGAGCCATACGCGATGCGACGACGGAAGCGGTAGGTCTTCTGGATGAGCCATGCCAGGATATCCGGTCGATCCATTCCCGCATTGAGGCTCTTATTGATGCGGGAGAGGATCTGGATGCCGAAGTCGAAAAACTGACGCTTGCGTTCTTCTCGCTCAATGCGAGAGGGCAAGTGATCTACGATCAGCTTGTTTCTCTGACTCCTGTCTACCATTCCTGCGGACCCACCGTGTCCGTGGCGCACTTCCACATCACCGCTTCTATTAAGCAGGTAGTCGCTACCTGTGCCACGACTGGCTGTCGGCTGCAGCAAATTGTTTATGGTGGTATTGCTCAAGAGATTGCAGGGCGAGTTGAGGGTATCGGTCAGTTTCATCGGGAGCTCAACGAAGATCTGCGGACGATCTAGACCGCCGGCTTGCATCGATCTGAAGCGCAGCCACCAGCTTGTGCAGCTGGCTGGCATTGAGCCATTCCAGGCGCTCCACCTTGAACATGTGCTGGGCAGTGGCACGGGCGTACTCCCAGTCCCGGCCAGCATCAGCCAGGAGCGCTTCCAGCTTGCGCATCAGCGGCGTCTTATCCGTATCCGCTGGGCGGCCCCGATAGGCCGCTTTTCCGTTGGCCTTCTTCTTATCCACGAAGCCCTTGGAGATCAGCGCGGCAATGACCTTGTCACGCTCGCTGTCGGTCATCTTGGCGGCCGAATCCTTGCCGGTAATGTTGCGATAGAGGGCACGCCTGGTTTCCTCATCCATACCGAGCTGGGCAGCGGCGATGTGGATCTTGGCCAACTGGGGACTACGGGCGCCTTTGCCTTTGATACCCGCCACGTTAAGCCTCCGCCTTGCTCAGCTTGAATACCTGCTCCAGCAGCAGGAACAGGCGGCGGATCTCGCCACTCTGCAGGGCAAAGCGGGCATCCAGATCAGCGCGGCGACCTTCCTCGTCAATGTCCTGGAGCTGATCCATAGCTCCATCCAAGAACTTGAGCTGGCGCACGATCAGGTCATCGCCCAAGACGAAGGACAGGTTGTCTTCAAACACCAGCGCCAGCTTCGTGACCTGCTTACCGGCATCCAGGTGCTTGTCGATCTCATCACAGCGCAGCTCCTGGTGCTGGCACCGGACCAACGCACCACCCTCGGCTGGGTCTTTCATTTCGCAGGATTCGCCCAGGCTCAGACCTTCGGGCAGGGGTTCTCCTGCAATCCAGGCGGTCAGGATGGATCGCGGCGCGACCTCGGCATTGAGCGGCATCGCCGGAAAACTACCCAGCATGCCGCGAATGTCGCTCATCACGTTCTCGCCCACCTTACGACTGGACGTATCCACGGCTACGTAGCCGTGCTGCAGGTCCAGAAAGGCGTCGGTGCGCGAGGTCTTGACGAAGGCACGCGGCAGCAGTTCGTGCAGGAGGTCATCCTTCAAGCGCTTCCGCGCGCGACCACCTGGCTTCCTGCCTTCGTTCTGTTCGATCTCATCCAGCTTGCGTGCCAGTAGGTTGTTGACCACACCCGAGGGGAGGATCTTCTCTTCGCCACCGACGGTCAGCCACAGGGCTTGACCGATGCGGTGCGAGAACTGGCTCTTCTCTTCGCGCCCGAAAGGCGAAATGAAGCCGCGCGAGGTCATTTCCAGCGCGCCAACCGGCTTGAGGGTGACCTGCGGCAGAAGCTGATCAACAGCGCTGAAGTCGATGGAAGTGGGGAAGCGGAAGATAACGAGGTTCTTTGCAAACATGATTACTGGCTCCTTTGCTTGACCGGGTCGTCTTTGACGCCTTTGCCTTTGGGCTTCTTGTTACGCAGCGACTCGCCGCAGATGGGGCAGTAGCTGGCGAACAGGCCCAGTGCCTTTGGCTTACCCCTTCCGGTCTCGACCTGCCGCGTTTCAATTGGCCAAGGACGGCCAACCCGGTTTTCGTCCAGACTGAAGTAGCTAGCGATCTTCGTGTTGTGCTCGCCCAGCTTGCCGTTCACTTCGTCGTAGCAATTGCAGCTCATGCCAGCACCCCCGCAGCCTTGTCCTCAAACCACACCAGCGCCTTGCAGCCGATGTGGCGCTTCATCACGAAAGGCAGGGCGTCACCGCGCTTGTCGATGTAGCGCAGGGCACGACGCAGGGCGTCCGCCTGCGCCTTACTGTCTTCATCGGCCGTGGCGCTGGTGTCGTAGTACCGGATGCCCTCGGAATAGACCTCCCTGGCGTACATCTCGATATCAGCGCGGACGGTGGCGTCGGCAATCTCCGTAGCCATGCTGACCACGGTGTTGGCCATCAACAGCGCGATGGCATCGGCGGCGTTTGCCGCGTGGATCATCAGTGCGCTCTTCATGGTCAGACCGCCGCGAAGTCGAGGGTGATGGCCTGGAAGTCGCCATGAGCGTTCCGCTCGTAGGCGCGCACATAGGACTTGGAGCCAATCACTTGGACGGCTTCACCAATCGCCAGCATGGCTTTCTGCCAGCGTTCGTCCTTGATTACCAGGCGACGCAGTCCCAGCACCTGGGCGGTGCGGATATTGCCCGCCTTATCCACGGCGAAGGCGTCGTTGATGATCGCTTTCAGCTCTGGCCGTGCGCCCTCGACCCATTCCGTCAAGCATTCGTCAATCAGTGCTTTTGCGTGCTGCAGGCGCTCATCGAAACGGATGGCTTCCTGGACCTGCACAACAACCTTCTGTGTGCCGTCGAAGGACATAAGGGTAATGTTTCCCTTCGCACCGCCAATCTGCGTGTCGTACTGCTCTGCGCTGAGATCAACGAAGGCAAAGATGTCGTTGAAGGTCTTGGTCTTGCGTTCCCGCAGGCGGGCATTGTCTTCCTTGAATCCGGCGATGATCTCCTGCACCAGCTCATCGCGGGCGAGGTCAATCGGTTTGATCAGCGATTCGGGGACGAAGCGGCCTTTGGCATCGGCCCTGCAGCCCGCAGGGATAGCGTCATTCTTCATTGTTGGTTTCCTTTTGTTGCGGCTCGGGCTGACGTGCGTAGCCAAGGCCAAAGATTTCATCGAACTGGCGGTGGAGCGCATCGGTGATGCGGTGGCCCTGCCAGGGCGGCATTTCTTCTTCTGGCGGACGGCTCATCGCTGCGCTGCCTGCCGGTAGTCGGTTTCGTGGGCCTGTTCCCACTTGAGAAGGCATCCATGGAACGGGGCCACGTACACGCGCTTGGTGATTCCAGCGACGGTTTCGCGGCGGCACATCACGCCGTGGATGAAACAGCCATCCGACGGCGGTGCGATCACGATGCAGACGCGGCGCTCACTGAGGTTCACCTCCAGCGGAAAGCAGCCAGAGGCCTGCAGCTTCGGCAGTACATCACCCAGTTCCAGCACCCGGATGCCGATCATTCCGCAGGCGCGGCTTGCTTGGATGGTCATGCGACTTTCCTCCGGCAGTTCTTGCAGGTGGGACACATGCGGGAGAACTGCACCCGCAGATGATTGGTGGCAGCGAACGGCTGCTGCTGGTAGTCCAGGCAGCGGTTGCGCGGCAGATCGCCGACAACCGGGCAGACAACCGTCATGCCCATCAGCACGCCTTCAACCTTTGCCTGGAAGGTCTTGAGATCGCCGGGGTATTTGTCGTTGAGCACCTGGCTGACGACGGTGGAGCTGTAGCCGATACGGCTGGCCACCTTTGCCTGGCTGCTCGCAGCGCACTGCTCTTTCAGGACCACGAGCCAGGTGGGTTCTACGGTGGCTTCAGCCATTGATGGGGTACTCCGTTTCGGTGTTGTGGTCCCACATAACGGTGCCGTTGCGCAGGGTGGAGGGGCATTTAGGGCCGCTGTTGCGTACCAGCCGGAAGCTGGTGAGTTCGTGCCTGCCGCGATTGCCGTAGGTGGCGCTGAGGTAGCCGGAGCGACGGAGCAGGCTGAGAAAGGTCAGGACGCTGTGCCGTTTCTCGATCTCCGCCACCGCCATCAGGTCGCTGGCGGTGAAGGTGCGCAGTACACGCATGGCGTACCAAAGGCGCCCGCGCAGGTGATTGGCTCCCTTTGTCTTGGCGATCTGCCGCGAGACGCCTTTGGTTGGCCAGGAGCGCTTGGGTTTTGGCATGGATCAGTTCACCGCCTGCAGGTTGCTGGCGCGGGCGCCTGGCTTGGGCTCGGCTCCCATGAAGAAGTCGGCGTTACGCGGCCAGTCCTGGGCGGCAATGCGCGTCATGCCGCGCGCCCTGGCGAACTGCTCGATGCGGCCCAGCCCAACCACCGACAGCCGCACGCTGCCACGCGCTGCTTCGTGCAAGCGCTGCAGCAGGTCATCGCCGATATCGACCTCGGCCAGCTCGTTTGCCAGGGTGCGCACGTCCTCGAAAGGTGCCGCGGCGAACTCAACCCACTGCGCGATGCGCCCAGCCAGCTGCTCGCGCCCGGTGATGGAGCGGCGGATATTGGCCATGCCGATTAGGATCACCGGCACGCTGGCCAGGTCGTGGATATCGCGCAGGGTCTCTACCAAGCGCTTCTGGTCCACGATGTAGTCGGCTTCATCAATGAACAGCGGCCGGTTGGTTTCGGCCAGACGCTCAACGATGGCTTCGATGGTGGCCACGTTGGTGCCCTTGCGAGCAATGCCGAGTTCCCGGCAGATGCTTTCGCACAGGGACGTGGGCGTGGTCAGCGCCGTGGCGCGGACGAACACACCATTCTGGCGCGTTGCCAGCCATGCCACGGCGGTGGTCTTTCCAGCACCTGTTGCGCCGTACACCAGGCCCATGCCCGGCATGCCATTGGCACGATTGAGCAGGGCGGCACCGGCTTCGGCCAAGCGGGCCACGTTGGAGATGGGAACGATCTTGCTACGCATGGGTGTTACTCCGCGTTGATGGCTTCTTGATGCCGGTGATAAAAGGCGCCTTCTGGCAAAAGCACGTGGTACTGCTCGCCGAGCGAGAAGCAATTGCCGCCAAAGGCTTCAAACATGTCCCAGCGGCTCTTGAACTCGGGCGACTGCATGTGCCCCTTCAAGAACTGCTTTTCCAGGTCGTTACGTTCCGACTCGGGTTTCAGCAACGAATCCAGCGCCCGCTGGAACCGCTGCTCAGCGGTCTCATCCCGCGACTGCTCGGCACGCAGGGCGTCGCGCATGTCCAGCAGGTGGTGGATGGTGGTGGGACTGGACTCTGTAGCTGCAGGCCTCTCGACGGCTTCCAGGGCATCAGCGGCGAGCGATGCCGCCTCCAGTGCCGGAGTCATGTGAACCACATTTGGAGCGGGAAGCGCGGACAGCGCAGCGTTCTCGCGGAACTTGCGCTCCAGAATTTCCTTGGCGATATCGCCCGTGTTGGCCTTCTTCTTGGCCGCACGCAGGTCTGCCTTGGCGGCCTGAATATCGCGGGTCTGGCGGGCCTTGGCTTCGATGGCGATTTCACGGCGCGACACACCGGTAACGTCGGGGCACTCGGCGATGCAGAGGAACCGCTCGCCGTGGTAGACCACGGCCCGACCGATATCCGCATCGTCCTGGCGCACCAGCACGTGTTCGCCGATCACGCCAGACAGTTCCGGCGCGATGTAATACATCTTGTCCAGCTTCAAACCCTTCTTCGCAACACGGCGGATCTGCCCTTCACCCAGCAGCAGGTCCAGCGCTCGCACGTCGCCAATGCGGGGTACAACGTCACGCAGCTGTGCGTACCGTTGGAACGGCGTTTGGCCACCAAGCCCCTCATGCGGCTCATGGGCGTAGTAGTCATTGCACCAGCGGTCGCAGAACTCCTGCAGCTCGGCGGCGGTCAGCTTGATCTCCACCACCTTGTTCTTCTCGAACAGGCGGTCGGCAAAAGATTCCCTGGCACGAATCGCCTGGGCCTCGGCTACGTTATGGCCACAGAAGCCCGGCAGCAGCTCCAGCAGCGAATGGCTGAAGGTGCGGAAGGCACGCTCGATGTGTGGCTTTTCCCAAGGGGCGAACGGCGCACTGAAACGCGGATCAATCTGCAGGCCGTAGAGCAACTGCCCAAAGCGCTGGCTGGCGTAGTCGGACCCGTTGTCCATCTTGATGACTTCGGGCACGCCCCATTCCAGGATGGCCCGACGGGTCAACTGACTGACAGCATCGGCGGTGCTGGTTTTGGTGACATGCAGGCGCAGACCACGCCAAGCCACATCGATGACACCCACGAGGGCATAGCGCCCATCGACCAGCTGCAGGTCTGCCGGGGTGCTGTCCATCATCCAGTACTGGCATGCACGTGTGATGCCCTCGGCAGCATCACCGAACGCGGCCATGTACTTGTTCTTCCAGGCGTCCGGGTTCGTCTGGGCGAGGTAGACCTCAGCGTTGTCCTTCTTCCAACGAGCAAGCCACATTTCCACGCTGCGCTTGATCGGCAGGTCTGAGTCGGGGAAGCGCGTCGCCAATGCTTCGTACACCAGCTTGGCGCTGATGTGCGGCTTTTCTGCAATAAGCCCGATGACGAAATCGCGCATAGCCTTATTGGTGTCCAGCTTGCCGCTGCCCTGGCGATTTCCGTACGCACCAGCCAATGCGGCTGGGCCGTGCGTCTTTACGAGCTTCTTCCAGCGGCGCAACGTCACAGGAGACAGCGTTTCCCCGGCGAACTGGCGAACCTCTGCAGACACGTCGATCTGACCGCTGTTGTAGACCGAGCAGAACTCATCCATAGCGGCGCACTGGCCCAGGTGGCGCTGCTGGGCATAGGCGCTCAGGCGGGTAAGCACGTCCAGCTTGGCGTCCATGCGGGCCTTTGCCGTACCCGCCAAGCCTGCGGCTGCGGCGCCGCCTTGTTCGCGCTGGCGTTGCATCACCTTGGCATCGACCGCACCGGCAATCGACAGCCTGCGGACCACAGCTGCACCTGCCTGGAAGTCTGGCGAAGTGGTTGCGGTGTTGGCGGCCTGCAGGGACAGCACGCGACGGACTGCAGCCTGGATATCGGACGGCAGCACGTTGACGTTGTAGTAGCGCTTGGCGCCACCACGGCCGATCTGCTGGGTGAATGCCCAGTTTTCTTTGGTGGCGCGGCGCTCAACCGAGCGCTTTGCTACATTCAGGGCAGCGGCGATCGCTCCCAGATCAAGCGCTTCGGAAGTACGGCATCCATCGGCCATTAACGTGAACTCCGGTGCAGCCGCTGGATGCGCTCCAGTTGCTTGATTTCGGCCTGTGCATCAGCCATCTCGCGCTTGCGGCGGCCGATCTCGGCATCAATGGCCTCGACGCCGGGCAGGAAGCGTCCGCCGCGAACACCGGCAAGCCAGTCGGTCAGCAAGGTGCCGCCGCAGACACTCTCCAGCGGCGCCACCAGGTAGAACGGCAGATTGAAGGTGTCGCGCGACTCGGCGGTGTAGCCGTCCAGCATGCTCTTGGACACTTCCTTGCCGACCAGGCGGGACACTTGGCCAGCCACCCAGAAGCGGTCGTGATCCTTGTCATGGCCTTGGGCCTCGGCCAGCAACTGACCGGTGAGAGTGGCCACCTGCGGGCGGAAGTCCATAGCGCCCGCATCAGTGCGCCAAGGCTGGGGGATCTGGGCGAACAGATCGCCTGTGAGCGAGTCAGGGCGGGTGCGGCGGGTCATACCCACCCCCTGATATGAGGTGCGCAGCAGATATCGGCGCTATTCATCGCGTAGCCGCCGTTTGTGGATTGCGGGCCGCGCGCAGCCTGCTAGGCTTCAACCCAGCAGGAATTAGGGCAGGTTGGCCGGGTTTGCCCCGGTTGGGCTTACCGTCGGACCCATAGCGGCTGGGCCAGATTTCCGTTGCGCTGATGCCCAGCGCCTCGGCAATGATGGCCTCGGCCATGGGATACGGCTTATGTAGGGCCTTGGCCAGGCTGTTCGGATTCTTGTAGCCGTTGAGCAGGCTCAGCTGACGCAGGGAGATGCCCTCCAT